TCGCGCCAGACTGAGGAATGACAGTTAACGTATTCGACAATCCCACCATGCTTGGGGTTATTGGTTAAACCAATTACCTTACGTCTGGGGGCGATTCGCATGCGCAACCTAGGAGAGTACCAACCGGTACTTATTCCATGATTGAACATCGAATCAAATCGTTTACGAAGCGTACAGTATGTAGTGCAGGCTGACTCCTCATACCCAGCAATGCGCAAGCGCATAGCTAGATCTGAAAGAGCCAGCAGCCCAGTTTGATGTTCGGCATCAAGTGTAGTCTTCCAACGAAGCGGCGTGACGTTGACACCATTAAAGGCGTCAACACCACACGACTCTCGGAAGGCTCCTCGCCAAAAGGATTTTGTCCTATTGACGAGCAATCCGAAGCTCTCCAAGTCGGTGCAAACCGACTCGGCAGCCTCAGAAGGTATAATGATGTCATCACCGAACACGAATACAGCACCGGGTTGATGAAACCCACGGCGCTGCAATGAAGCGACACATATGGCCCAGAATACTAAACTCTGAACAGGAAACGTTGTAGCGTTCCCCATGGGAGCGTAGCAATGTAGATCCGCCCGAACATTGGACAATTGTCCTACTTTCGGAATCAGAACTTTCTGTGCCCGACAACAACCGAAGTACTTATACTTATCCCCAAAAAGGATCTGTACGAGTGGCTCCGATATACGGTCAGAAGCTTCTTTCATATCAATCGTGGCATAACGCCGTGACTGTGATGATCGAAGCGCAATCTTACCGTTAACCGTCTGATCGTCGAAGTGGATATGGCCTTGCGGCCATGGACCACGACAACGTCTATGGGACGTGATAGCACGTTCCAGCTGACGACGAATACCCTGCTGCATCCATATGGCTTCAGCAGGGTGGACACAGATGAGTCTAGGCCCACGGCTGTCCTTTGGGACAGCAATAAGCTTCGCCTCTATTATGTCCGTATACTCCAGATCCGAAAACTGACTACCATGTTCTGCATTAAAATACAGACCATAATAATCACTATACGGATAGATGTACTCTATAGTAGAGTACTTCTTCTGCCACCTCTCTTTAGAGGTGGTTACTGCACCTGGCCCGTGAGAAGGAATTACTTCCTTCCCGTTGACTCGGTAAAGTACCGACTGGCAGTGTCGACGAGCGCTGTCGAGACAGCTGGGGGACAACCTAGATAGGTCGCTCCCAACGTTCCTAACAGTGCGATTAGTGTCCAAGAAGTCTTGGATACTTTTTTCTGTGGTTTGTTTGTCATGTGTAACTTCGGCTTTGTAGCAGAATAGCAAAAGCTGACGAAGATAACGCAGTTGTACCGCTTCAGTCATTGAAGCGGCTGCGAGTCTCCTCATCCATACCGGAAAAATATCGAGATCGGGTTTTAATCCGTTCTCAATACAATTCAGTATGTGCTTTTCTAGCTTCGGGGCCTCTTTAAGGCACCATTGCAGCCCCTCATAAGACCCTCGTATTTCAGAGAATCCAGAGAGAACTGCTATATCTGCTAGCAGGCTAACGTATGTGTGTTCTATAACATGCATATTTGGAGTACCAACAAGCCTGGCTATGATGATTGAATCATCAGTCCAGGAGATCCCGAACTGACAACTCTAGTGTCTATCACTATTGCAATCCTTAGCAAACTAAGTAACCTTAAAGATTACTTCTCGTTGTTAAGGATGTTGGCGACAAGGTTCGCGTCCGCAACACCCGCCTTAAACGTAGCTACGACAACGTCGAGCTGCGCTTGGGTGACTGTTGATGGCACAGCGATCACGAAATAAGCAGAGCTAACAATGCTCTGCAGATTCGCGTCAATGTCGGTCCGATCAAATCGACCAGTATAACGTTTTCCCGGCACTTTCGTAGCCGTGTCGACGTAATCCTGTGATTTGATAATCAATTTATCAGGGGTATTAATACCTCTGGTGATTGATTGACGTTCAGAAAGTTCCTTCAGATCGAAGGTCTTCTTGAACACGATAGAATTGAATGTCAGATCGGCATTCATTGTTGGTATTTTATTGTTGTTGGTTGCTGGAACGAGCTAA